GCTCGGCCATACAGACAGAGAGCTGGGCGACTTCTTCGGAGTGGCAGAAACAACAATCAACAACTGGAAGGTTGCGCATCCAGAATTCTTTGAGGCTATAACAAACGGGAAAGAGGTTGCAGACGCCGAGGTAGCCGCTTCTCTTTACCAACGCGCAAAAGGTTACTCTCACCCGGAGGATAAAATCTTCCAGTTCGCGGGCGACCCGATCATTGTACCCACAATAAAGCACTATCCACCGGACACGGCGGCCGCTTTCATATGGCTCAAGAACCGGCAAAAGGGCAAGTGGAGAGACACGCAGCAACACGAGATTACCGGCAAAGACGGCGGCCCGATCGAAACCAAGCCAGTCGGCGCCATGAGCGCAGAGGAGCGCAGAGCCGAGATAAAAGAGCTCGTGGCCGAGCTTGAGGAGTAATAGCGGTGTATAGCAAGAACAAGAACAACGGGGGGAAACTATGGCCCTCACAGCCGAAAAAGAGGCCCGGCTTGTAGAGCTTTTGCGCCAGGAAAAGCGCATCAAAGCCACCCGCAACGAAATATACCAAATCTTTCGCTCGTTTGCCGGGCGCTACGCGGTCCTCATCGGCGGCTCAGGCTCAGGAAAGAGCTACGAAGTAGCCGATAAGATCATCGACCGCATCGTGAGCGAGGACGGCCACCGTATCCTGTGCTGCAGAGCCGAGCAAAAGCAGGTCGCAAACTCGCAGTTTCCGCTCATCGAGCGCAGAATAAAATACCGGTATGCGGATTCTTACGCACGCGGAGAATGGCGCATCAACCGTTCCAACGGCAACGAGAAGATTACATACTTACCAGCCGGCAACCAGATACTCTTCAGCGGTCTTGATAACGTCGAGAAGCTCAAAAGTATCTTCGATATAACTGGGGCCTGGATAGAAGAGGCGGACCAAGCACAAGAATCGGACCTCGCCGAGATCGACCGGCGCTTGAGGGGCTACGAAGGAACAAATAAGAGCGGCGCAGAGAAATACATGCAAATATGTATGAGTTTCAACCCGGTCAGTGTCCTCTCGTGGCTCAAGAAACGCTTCTTCGATAACCCCGATCGCGGCCAGATCATGCTGCACGGGCTCATCCCGTTCAGCGATTGCGCGGATTATCGCACGTATGCCTGTCCCGACCTGCATCACAAGGTTAAGACCTGGGACGAGCTGCGCGGCCGCATGATCGAAATCTACGAGCACAATACGCTTGTGCTGCACAGCACGTATCTCGACAATAAGTTCGTCGGCGACCAGTATGGGCAGGTGTTCATCAAGCTCAAAGAGACCGACGAGGACGAGTACGATGTCTATGCCCTCGGCCTCTGGGGCATCACAGGCGGCATCTTCTTCAACGCCAAGAACGTCAATGCCCGGATACTTTCCAACACGCAGCCGATCAAGCAAGGATACTTCGATTACACCTACGAGGGCGAGAAGATACCCGGAAAGTTCGAATACGAGGGCTATGAGGGCGAGCCAAAGAGCACGGCCAGCGGCAGTGGCCTAGAGCATATCCGCTGGATCGACGACGAGAGCGGCCCCATTAAGATATACGAGGAGCCGGTTTGGGGGCACCCCTACGTTGGCGGCGGCGACACCGCAGGCGACGGGAGCGACTTCAATGCCGGCGCCTTCACCGACAACTTTAGCGAGATCGATGCGGCGACCATCCGCACACAGCTCGACGAGGACGAGTATGCCAGGCAGATGTACTGTCTAGGGCTTTATTACAACAACGCTCTACTCGCAATCGAAACAAACTTCAGCACTCACCCCAACAAAGAGCTTGAGCGCTTAGGATATACCAACTTGTACGTGCGGGAAAAGACACCGGATACCTTCGCGGGCCAACCTACCAAGCGATACGGGTTCCTGACGACCAAACTCACCCGGCCGCTGGCATTGGGAATGCTCAGAACCGTGATGAGGGAGCACCCGGAGCGCGTGAAAGACCTCGACACGCTGCACGAAATGACGACATTCACCAAGAACGAGCGGGGCAAACCGGAAGCCGCAGCGGGGGCCCACGACGACTGCATCATTGCGCGCGCCATCAACTGCTACGTAAGCGACCAGCAGCGCAGGAGCATCAAGAAGAAACCGGAGAAAATACCGCTCATCAAGAGCCATAAGGATAAGCTTGCCAAGAAGCGCATGGGCGGTGTGCGTAGGAGTCTCTACAGCTAAGAGAAGCTAAGAGAAGGGAAAACCTATAAAATCAACCGTAAGTAGAGCCGTGCATTATTTTGCGTTATAAACAACCCTTTTAAGGAGGAAAAACATGAGTAGAAACAGAGGCGCGGCGACGATGAAGCCGCAGCCATACACGAAAGTACCGTGCTCGACATATGGTTGCGTCTACCGTGCAACCGTATCGATCGGCAAGCCTGACGGACCGAAAAACCTGTTTACACACCTGTGCGGCGAGTGCCTGGAGAGCGTCGTTAAGTCAGGCATAGCCCAGGGGTTCATCAAGGTTGATGGCAGCCAAAACCCACCGGCAGGCACCGGGCCGGCACCAACCGAGATCAGTCCCGAAATCCTCAACCAATCCGTCGGCAAGCTCACAGAATCCCTCAAGACAATCTGTGACCCGCAGGTGCTCTTCAAACTGCGTGCCATTGAGTCAAGCAGCCAGGAGCCGCGCAAGACCGCGATTGCAGCGATTGAGGCGCGCATCAAGGTAGTTGCCGGGTCTACGGAGCCTCAGACCGCACCGGGCAAAGGTGCTAAGAATGCTCCTGCGGGCGGCGATCCCATTGAATAAGGGCATGGGCAAGGCCAAAGCTGGCGGCAATATGCCCTCAAAAGGCAAGATGGGCGGCAAAAGTGCTATGCTCGCAGCTTTAGGCGGTGTCGGGAAGCCTGAAGTGCATGTGCTTCCCGCAAAGAAAGAGCCGAAATCTTCTATGCTCGAGCCGTCGAGCAACTACTGGCCGCCGACCCTTTACCTGTCAGAAAAGGACTTCCCCGGTGTCTGTGACTTCAGGCCGGGGGACACAAGAACGCTCGTCATCACGTGCGACGTGAAGTCCAAATCAATGGACGAAGATGAGGACGGCGAGGAGCATCACAACTCTTCGCTCACCATCACCGCGATCAGCGACATTACCGGGGCAAAGATCAAAGGATAGCTGTGGCAGTTACCGCAATGCTCTTCATCATTTCAATAACACTCATTCTGGTTATCGTCGTGCAGACAATTCTTCACGGACGCGAGCGCAAAGACCTCTATAACCGGATCATGGCCCGAGATTTGACCGAATACGAAGAGACTATCGAGAAATCTGAGACAACCGGCAGGGCGCATAACGTCCTTGTCGCCGGTCGCAAACGTATACTCGAGCACGCTGAATTACTAAAAGGCGGTGGGTAAATGCCAGGCGTAGATATTTTAGGCGGCAGCAGCCAGGTCATACATGATAGCAACGGGTATACGCCCTCTGAGCAAGAGCTGGTAGCCTTCGTCAACGGACAATACGACAAGCGCATGAAGGCTCGCGCCAAGTTCGAGCTACAATGGCGCCTCAACATCGCCTTTATCGAGGGCCACCAGTACATGGATATAAATCTGGCCGCTATGAAGCTCAACGAGCAGTTTCCTATGTACGAATGGCAGGAGCGCGAAGTATTCAACCACATCGCCCCGAACGTCGAGACCAGAATCGCCAAACTCGCGAGACTTCGCCCAGCGCTGCAGACAAGATCCGGGACCAACTCCCAAGAGGATATACGAAGCTCCAAGGTCGGGACCATGGTGCTCAAGAACTGCTACACCGACCAGAACATGACGGAAAAACTCGCCGAGCTTGCTGCCTGGATGGAGGCAACCGGAAGCGCCTTTTTAAAGCACATCTGGAACCCGAATAAGGGCAAAGTCATAATGAAGCTTCGCTCGAAAGGCGAGGACGGCAAGGAGCACGACGAGAAGCTGCATGAGGGCAACCTAGAGGTTATCGTGGTGCCTGCGCAAGAGATATTGCCGGACTCCTGTTATCGCTCTGGCATCGCCGATTGTCGATCGATCATCCACGCCAAGGCCTACGATGTTTCCGAAATCAAAGAGAGCTGGGGCATTGAGGTAGGACCGGAGAAAACCAGCGCGCTTAAATTACAGCGCTCCATGGTGGGCGCAGGAGGCCTCGGGTATGGGATCGGCGGCTACCAGTACGCGACGAGCGAGCTTGAAAACCATGCCGTGGTCAAAGAATACTCCGAACGTCCAAGCAAGAACTACCCTGCAGGGCAACTTATCATCGTTGCGGGCAGCAAACTCTTAAAATACGGTCCGCTCCCGTTCCCGGTAGATGCCGACGAGGAACCGGGTCTAAACTTCACTAAGTTCGACTGTATCAAGCGCTCGGGCGTGTTCTGGGGCAAGAGTGTGGTGGAGCGCTTAATCCCAGTCCAGCGCCGCTACAACGCGCTCAGAAACCGCAAGGCCGACTACATGAACCGCATAGCGATCGGTCAGTATTGGGTAGAAGAGGAAAGCCTGGTTGACGGCATTGACGTGTTTGTATCCCAGGCAGGTATGA